ATCTCACAAGCGGCTACCAAAGCCTTGGGAAAGAAATGCTGTTTCAGTTGCCAGATTTGGAAGCCATTAGATCAAGGCTCAACTCAAATTTACAAGAGAAATAGATGGAGATGCTTTTTGTGTCAAAAGAAATTGCGGCCATTATCGGGTTCGCAGGCTTAATTATCGGGGCGATACAACTATGGAAAGGGGGGTCAAAGTGAGAACAACTGAGCGCATTTACGATATGGTGGCGAACGCTACCGAACCTGTAACCTTAAAACAGTTACAAGACCAGTTAGAACTAAAGCCAGGAATCGTGTCTGGTTCGCTTGCAAGCCTATGTCTGGCTGGCCGACTGTCGCGGGAGAAAGTGGAAAAGACAAACGGCAACGGACCAAAGCTGCAATGGGCATACAAAACTGTTGCAATTACGCAAGAAAATAATGTAGAATCATCGGTGGAGTAGTCTGCCCTCCTCAAGACGCTCCTTCGAGCCCCCTCAGCCCCCCTCGGCCACAAGCCCTGGGGGGTTCCTTTTTGGAGAATCAAAATGTACGGTAAGAAAAAGAAACCCACGCCTGGCAAGTACGGCCCCAAGAAATGAAAGGCCCCGTCATTATGATCGGGCTGCTGGGTAAGCCCCGCAAAGGCGAGAAGCCTGAAGGCGGCTTCCTAGAGCCTGAGATGGAGCTCCCCGAGGCCATGACCGACGAAGCCGTCAACCGCGAGAACAAAGCGATTGCGGTCGAAAAAGCGGCCTACGGACCCTCTGACAGCCGTACCCAGCGGTGCGGCAACTGCGAATACTTCAACATGGAATACCCGACTCTGGCAAAGGGTCAAGGTTTCTGTGAGGTTTGGGAATTCGTATGCTCTGACAAGAACCTCTGCGCCGCTTGGGAGTACGAAAAGCCCGAAGAGGAAGAAGAATCGGATATGGAAGGGGAAGATTAAATGCCATTTAAGTCCAAACAGCAGGCCAAGCTCATGTTTGCCGCTGCCGCCTCACCCAAGGTCGCCAAGGCGACTGGTGTCCCACAAAAGGTCGCCAAGAAGATGGTCAAGGAAGGCCAATCTAGCCTTAAAAAGCTGCCCATGAAGGTCAAAAAGAAATGAAGCCGATCTGGGAGAAAAAGCGCCCCAAGTCACTCGGCAAGCCAGATCCCTTGTCCAAGAAGGAAAAGAAGTCTGCCAAGGCAATGGCTAAGTCTGCTGGTCGCCCCTACCCCAACCTTGTGGATAACATGAGAGCGGCCCGCAAAAAATGAAACTAAAGGATGCCGCAAAGCGGTTTGAAGCCTATGACAGAGCTACGAGCAAGAAAATGTCTGAATATCGTCGGGCTGGTGGAGATGTTCGTTCACCTGTTCGGACGCTCAAAGGAGCCTCAACAGCCGACAAGTACGACCGCGCCAAATTCATTTACAGAAAAGCCTCACAAGCGCTCAGTATGGGACATAATCTCAAAGACAAGAACGGAGAGGCTACGCCCGCCGCCCTCCAGTTCAAGCGATGGGCCGCCAAAGTCCCGCAAAACCAAGAAGATCTCAGAGAACTCAAAGCGCTCGGTGAAAGACTCAAAACGCGCTACAAGCCGAAAAAGTAAATGAGGGATTGCGCTGTTTTTGTAATGGTCAAGGACGAGGGATATTTCCTCCCCAAGTGGATCGCTTACTATAAGCAGTTTTTCCACCCCCAAGACATTTACATACTGGATCACCAGTCCTCGGACGGCAGCACTAAAAACTTAGACGTAAACGTCACCCCGGTCATCAACGAGGTGGCCGTGGACCATACTTGGATTGTCAACACCATCCAAGACTTCCAAAAGAAACTGCTTAAAGAATACAAATGCGTCTTATTCGCAGAATCGGACGAGATCGTTTATCCACTTTATAAACCCTTGGATGTCTACATTCGGGAGTTTATTGAGAGCGACCAAGACTATGTAACCTGCATCGGCCACGAGATGATGCAGAAGCTAGGCGAAGAATTGCCACTTAGCAATGACGAGCCGATCATGCCTAACAGAAAGCATTGGTTCCGGCATAGCCTGTATGACAAAACCCTGCTCTCCAAGGTCCCGCTGACCTGGGCGTGGGGGTTCCATAGCCATAGCGGAGAAAACCGCCACAAAGGGCTATTTTTGCTCCACCTGCACCGGCACGACTTTGAGATGATGTTGCGCCGCCACGAGATGCGAGTGGCAAAGTGGAAGATCAAGGATGACGGCGGGGCCAGTTACCAGTTTAAGATCAGCCAGCGGGAAGAACTGCTGAAGTATTTCTACGAGCAATGCAAGGAACCCCAACTGATACCGCCGGAGCACAGAGAATCCATCCGTGGCCTATGACTATGTAATTGTCGGCGCAGGGTTCTTCGGGGCCATTTGCGCTTACGAACTCAAAAAGCGCGGCAAAAATGTCTGTGTGGTGGAAAAGAGACACCACATTGGCGGCAATGTTTACACAGAAAACAGGGACGGCATCAACGTCCATGTGTACGGCCCCCATGTATTCCATACCTCAGACGAGGAAGTCTGGAGGTGGATCAACCAGTTTGTCACCTTTAACAACTACCGGGTGCAAACGGTGGCGATGTATAAGGGAGAGGCGTTTTCCCTGCCATTTTCGATGTGGACGTTTTCTAAGCTCTGGGGGGTTACAAGCCCCGAGCAAGCCAAAAAGATTATTGCAAGCCAAACGGTCTTAGACGGGGAACCCAAGAATCTAGAGGAACAGGCCATTGCCCTGGTGGGTTCCGAGGTTTACCGAAAGTTCATCAAAGGGTACACAGAGAAGCAATGGCGCAAGCCAGCCAAGGAGCTGCCAGCGGCGATTATCCGAAGGCTTCCGGTAAGGTTCACCTACGATAACAACTACTTTTTCGATAAATATCAAGGGGTTCCGGTTGGCGGCTACACCCAGATATTTGAGAAGTTGCTTGACGGCATAGAGGTACGGGTTAACACCGACTACCTCGCTGACAAGGCGTTTTGGGATGGTCAGGGCAAGGTGATCTATACCGGCCCGATTGACCGGCTGTTTGACTATGAGTACGGAGTCTTGGAATACAAGACTGTCGAGTTCGACCACCAGCACCTTCCGCAGGAAAACTTCCAGGGGTCGGCGGTGGTCAATTACACCGAGTTTGAGATTCCTTACACCCGGATCGTAGAGCACAAGCACTTTGAGTTTACACAGAGTCCAAGCACTTGGATCACCTACGAAACCCCGGTGGAATACACGCCGGAGCGGGAAGCCATGTACCCGGTCAACGACGCCCACAATAATGCCTTGTACGCCCAATACAAAGCCAAAGCAGAGGCGTCAGGGGTCTTGCTTGGCGGCAGACTTGCGGAGTATAAGTATTACGATATGCACCAAGTCATCCGCTCCGCGCTGAACTTTGTAGGAAACCTATGATCCTGAATTTGGGCTCCGGCAAGGACTGGATGCGGGACGCGATCAACGCCGACATCAACCCCACCAAAAACCCGGACTGGGTGCTGGACATTACAAAGGTTCCTTGGGGCGAGCGTATTTTTACCCGACACGGCGAGCACTTGGTCGAGCCAGGAATGTTCGAGGTAATCATTGCCAACGATGTTTTAGAACATATCCCAGACCTTGTAACCGCAATGACCAACTGCAAGGAACTCTTACACGAAGATGGCGAGTTCCATATCCATGTCCCCTACGACTTGTCCTACGGGGCGTGGCAAGACCCAACCCATGTAAGAGCGTTCAACGAGAAGTCCTGGCTGTATTACACAGACTGGAGTTGGTATCTCGGCTGGAAAGACAGGTTTTACTTACAAAGCATGGAGTTTGAGTTATCCGACATCGGGGTCAAAATGGCCCAAGAAGAAGGATTGGATATCAACCAGCTTTCGGTAGTCCCGAGGGCAATAGACGCAATGAGAATCATTCTCACTAAGAAACCTTAGTGTGGTAAAATAGCAACAAGTTATCCCGAACAACCGGAAGGATTCGGACATGGAAGAACCTAAACTAGGCGAAATTACGCAAAACAGAGGCAATGCTGGCAAGGGAAGGCCCGCAGGAGTGCCTAATAAATCCACAGCGGTTGTTAGAGAGGCTATCGCTAAGATGGCCGAGGACAACGCAGAGAAGTTCGCAAAATGGCTAGAAAAGGTCGCACAAGACAGTCCTGAAAAGGCGTGCGATATTTACCTCAAGGCCATTGAGTACCACATTCCCAAACTGGCTCGGACAGAAGTCACGGGCGCAGAGAACGGACCGCTCACCATTAAGGTGGTGACGGGGATATGAGCGAAGAAGTCATTACCACAAACTATGTACCCAGAGCGCCGCAAAGACAATTACACGACGCGATTGCAAATAATCGGTTCGTGGTGGTCGTGGCTCACAGACGTATGGGCAAGACGGTGGCTGCGCTTAACCAGCTCATCCACTCAGCCCTCCAATGCAAGAAGCCAAACCCACGTTATGCTTACATCGCGCCCACCTACGGACAAGCCAAACGAGTTTCCTGGGACCACTTATGCGACTACTCGAGACCGCTCAAAGCCACGCAAAACATATCGGAGCTAAGAGTTGACTTCTGGGGGCGACGAATACAACTTTTCGGCTCGGACAATCCTGACAGTCTGCGTGGGCAGTATTTTGACGGTATTGTTCTTGACGAGATCGGTGATCAAAACCCAAAGATATGGAACGAGGTTATTCGCCCCGCTCTTACGGATCGGCACACTCCTGAAGAACCGACTTGGGCGTTATTTATAGGAACGCCAAAGGGTGCAAATCACTTCAAAGAGTTCCGAGACCGCGCCGCCATTGAACCCGGCTGGGCATTGCTTGAGTTCCGCGCAGATGAAACTGGGATTATCCCACCAGAGGAACTTAAAGCGTCTGAAAAAGACATGGGACCGGCAAAGTTCGCGCAAGAGTACCTGTGTAGTTTTGATTCTCCTGTCGAGGGATCGTACTATGCGGCGCTTCTTAATGCGCTCGCTGCTGATAGGTTCAAGGAATTCTCGCGTGACGATCTCTGTAAAACCTTTACGGCCTGGGATCTGGGGGTTGGCGATTCAACCGCGATATGGGTATGTCAAACATCCGGCAAAGAGATTCGGCTTCTCGACTACGTTGAAAATCACGGGGTCGGCCTCGACTGGTATGTAAACTGGATCAAGAAAAACGACTACACCAAGGCAGAACATATCCTGCCGCATGACGTAGAGGTCAGAGAACTGGGAACCGGCAAGAGCCGTAAGGAAGCATTACAAGACCTAGGACTGAGCATTACCGTTTGCCCGCGAATCGGTGTAGACGATGGGATACAAGCCGTCCGCAGGATGATTCCGAACTGCTGGTTCCACCCAAATGTAAAGCAGGGACTAGACGCGCTGCGTAACTATCGCCGGGAGTATGACGAGAAGCGTAGCGTGTTCTACGATAAACCGCTCCATGACTGGAGTTCACACGCTGCCGACGCATTTAGATACTTGGCTGTTGGCATGAACCAAGCCTCAAGCTGGGGCAAGCCAATCACACCGAACGTGAAATGGATCGTATAAGATGAATGGTTTATTGGATAGCACAAACACCGATGGTGGTTTACTTCAAACAAAAAGGCCGCCAATTATAGGAAGCGTTTATGGCATTTATGAAAGAGAGCCATTTAATACCGAATTAGAGTTTTTTAGAAAAAACATAGATATTGGCGGTATGGCAACAGAAGATGGAATGATTATTACAAATCCATTTTCTAATTTAAGTAAAGAAGAATTAGATGCCGTTAAATTAAATGAAGCATCTCGCGTCTTTATGAAGAATTTGAAACCAACTTTTGCTCTTACAAAGGAACAAAAGAACTTTTTACTTGAAAATAAAAGCTATAAAAACGCATCACTAGATGACCAAAGAGCAACAATCGCAGCCAGAATTTTGTCTGGAGACCCATCTGTCGGAAGTCCAACAACAGAACAATTTCAGTTTGTTGAAAAGTTAAAAAAAGTTATGGGAATTAGTGATGAATGAAGAAACCCTAAAAGGCATACTCGAAGATGAGATAGACAACGCGATTGGCTATCTAGAAACCGAGACCACAGAATCCCGCCGCAAAGCCATCGAGTATTACAACGGCGAGGAGTACGGCAACGAGGTCGAGGGCCGGTCACGTATCGTTACCCGCGAGGTGGCCGAGGCTGTGGACGGTGCGATGCCTGCGCTCATGCGTGTCTTTACCGCTTCCGAAGAGACTGTAGTTTTTGAACCACACGGACCGGAAGATGTAGACGCCGCCGAGCAAGCCACCAAGATGTGTAATTGGGTGTTCATGCGGGATAACCCCGGCATCTCGATCCTGCACACCATGATTAAGGACGCCCTGCTCTCTAAGACAGGAACCGTCAAGGTCTACTGGAAAGACGAGACCGAGGTCAACACCGAGAAGTACGAGAACCTTTCTGCCGAAGAGTTGGCCCTTCTGCTTGCCGATGAGCAGTACGAAGTCGTCAGCCAGGACCAGCGCCAGATTGGGGAAATCCCTGCCCTGCCGACACCGGAAGAGATCGCGCTGGCCCAGCAGACCGGACAGCCCCCGATGCCCCGCATGGAGCCGGTGTTTGCCTACGATGTGAAGATCAAGAAGATGGACAAAAAGGGCCGGGTGGTCATCGAGAACATCCCGCCCGAAGAGTTCATCGTCAGCAAAAAAACCATCCAACTCAAGGACTCCCCGTTCTGCGCCCACCGCCGCTTGGTGACCCGCTCAGAGCTCGTAGCAATGGGGTTTGATAAGGACGAGATCTATAACCTTCCGTCTTACGAAGATCTGACCTACACGCCAGAACGCGTGGCCCGTTACTCCAATGGCGAGCAGCCGGATGACGACAGCCTGGACCCGTCCATGCAGTTGGTGGAGACCTTTGAGGCATATATTCGGGTGGACTACGACGAGGACGGCATTGCCGAACTGCGCCGTGTCATCTACGCCGGGATGAACATTCTGGAGAACGAGGAGATCGACTACCTCCCGTTTGCCTCCATCTGCCCGATCCCGCTGCCGCACAAGTTCTTTGGACAGTCGCTGGCCGACCGGACAATGGACCTCCAGATCATCAAGTCCACGCTGACCCGCCAGATTCTCGACAACCTGTACCTGACCAATAACGCTCGGGTCGTGGCCGTCGATGGCGCCGTAAATTTAGACGACCTCCTGACCGTTACTCCGGGTGGCGTGGTACGGGTAAAGAACATACAAGCCATCCAGCAGTTGCCCGTTCAGGCAGTCGCAGGGCAGTCCTTCCCGATGCTGGAATACATGGACAACATCCAAGCCAAGCGCACGGGTGTTACCGAAGCCTCGCAGGGATTGGACCCTAATATTCTGCAAAACACCACGGCCACGGCAATCGCGGCCATGCAGAACGCATCGGCTGGCAAGTTGGAACTGATCGCCCGTATCTTTGCTGAAACCGGCATCAAGGACATCTTCCGCAACATCCTGCACCTGCTCTGCAAGTACCAGGACAAACCTCGGGTTATCCGTTTACAAGGCAAGTTTGTGCCGATGGACCCCCGCGAGTGGGATACCGAATACGACGTCACCATCAACGTAGGTCTCGGAACCGGGACCAAGCAAGAGCAGATGGCGATGCTTGGGATGGTCCTTCAGAAACAAGAGCAAATGCTGGCGCAGTTTGGTCCGGCAAACCCGCTAGTGTCGCTTGGGCAGTACCGCGCCACGCTGGGCAAGTTCATTGAGGCCGCTGGGCTGAAGGATTCCACCCGGTTCTTCAAGGAAATCACGCCAGAGATGGACCAGATGCTGTCCCAGCCCCAGCCGCAACAACAGGGCGCTGACCCGATGGCGCAGGCGATCATGGCTCAGACTCAAGCCCAGATTCAGGCAATGATGGCAAAGGCTGAAGCCGATATTGAGGCCAAGCGCCAGAAGGCAATGGCCGACATCCAGATCGCCCAAGAGAAAGCCGCTGCGGAGATTGCGCTTAAGCAACAGTCTGCCGCCGTCGATCTTCAACTCAAGGCATCAGGACTCTAATTGGACAAAGCCGCAAGAGCACATAATTTACTGACCGACGAGTTTTTTACCGATGTTGTAAAAACGCAACGCGAGTTGTATATTTACAACATTGTCAACAGTAGTCCCGAACAGGTTGATGAGCGGGAAGCCGCATACACCAAGCTCCGGGCGCTGGATGAATTTATCGCCACTCTTGAATCTCTGGCTAAACAGCCCGAGGTGGAAAAGAAGCGAATGAAGTTTTTTTAATTACTGGGAGTAAGCATGGACGACACCAACCCGCAAGGGAGTGCAAAAACCGTAGACCAAGCCGCAGCACAGATTTTTGGGATGCTTGATCCGCAACAGCCAGAAGAAGGCCAAGTTGAGGAAGTAGCAGCAGAAGAGACCGCAGAATATGTGGAATCCGAACCCGAGGAAATGGAAGCCGCATCCGAGGAAGCCGTAGAAGCAGAAGAGCCACCCCGCTACCGTGTCAAAGTTGACAACGAGGAAGTGGAGGTTACGCTTGACGAACTTCTGAAAGGTTATTCTCGCACTTCGGACTACACCAAAAAGACGCAGACTCTAGCCGAACAGCGTAAGCAAGTAGAAGCTGAACGCCAACGGATAGAAGAAGCCGCCAAACTGCGTGACCAGTATGCCCAACGGCTGTCCGTCATCGAACAGATGCTCGCATCCCAGCCCGAGGAAGATCTCGCCACACTCAAAGAGACCGATCCCATTGGCTACACAATGAAGATCGCCGAGAGAATGGAGCGGGAGAAGCAGGTACAGGCCATTCGTGCCGAACAACAGCAGTTAGCACAGAAGCAACAAGCGGAATACCAAGAAAACCTTCGTAGGCATTTGGCATTGGAAGCCGAGAAACTCTCTCAGGCCATCCCTGAAATGTCAGATCCGGTCAAGGGTGAGGTGATCCGCAAAGAGATCAAGGATTTTGCCCGGGCAATCGGGTGGTCAGAGCAGGAACTTGCTCAAATCTATGATCATCGCGCTGTGTTGGCGCTGTATAAAGGGTTACAGCACGAAAAACTGCAAAAATCCAAGCCTGTGGCGACCAAGAAAGTCGCAGAAGCACCGAAGATGCTCAAGCCGGGCACGACTGGTAAACAGACGACGGCAGAGCAGGATGCGGTTAAGAAACTACAGCAACGGCTCGCCAAGACTGGCGACCGCCGGGATGCTGCCCGATTGTTGGAAAAATTTCTCTAAGGAGTAAAAAATGGCTGTTCCTTCAAATACCTACTTGCGCTACACCTCGATTGGTGTACGCGAGGATCTTTCTGATGTTATATATTCGATTTCGCCAACCGACACGCCTGAACTTGCATAAGGGCCGCCACTTAGTAATAAGTGGATGAAACTAGGTGAACTGCTGGAAACTCTTACCGGATAAAGCCGGAGACAATCAGCAGCCAAGCCCCGAAAGGGGAAGGTTCAACGACTAGAGGGAAACCTCGTAGGATCAAGCGATCCGAAGTGCCTAGCCCCACGAAAGTGGGTGAAGATATAGTCTGATCTTTACAGAAATGTAAAGTCCCGAAAGGGAGTCGTGGAAATAGCGAGCCACGGCCAACAAAAATGATTATGAGTTCCATCGGCAAATCCAAGGCTACCAACACCCTGCACGAGTGGCAGACCGATAGCCTGGCCGCTGCTACGACCAATAACGCTTTGATCGAAGGTGATGACGCTACCGCTGCTTCGCTGTCGCCCACCGTTCGTCTTAATAACCTTACACAAATTGTGGGTAAAACGGTGCAGGTCAGCGGAACACTCGAAGCCGTTGATAAGGCCGGTCGTAAGTCTGAAAAGGCTTATCAGCTTGCCAAAGCATCGAGCGAAATCAAGCGTGACATCGAGACCATCCTGACCGCTAACCAAGCCAAATCCAACGGTACGGCTACTTCTGCCGCTCGTAAGATGGGTTCGTTGCTGTCATGGATCACGACCAACGTCAGCAAAGGTTCGGCTGGTACAAACCCGACCGGCGACGGTTCCGATGTGCGTTCCGACACCACAACCCGCACCTTCCTTGAGTCCATGCTCAAAGAAGTGGCCCAGGAAATCTTCACGGAAGGCGGTCAGCCAAAGTTGCTGGTTGTTCCTCCCGGCCTGAAAGCTACGGTATCGGGCTTCACCGGTGTTGCAGAGCAGCGTTATGTGACCGGCGCAGAGCCGACCACGATTGTTGCTGCCGCTGGTGCTTACCTGTCGGACTTCGGTCTCATCTCCATCGTGCCGGATCGCTTTATGCGCTCTACCGATGCGCTGATGCTTGATCCTGAGTACGCAGCCATTGCCTACCTCCGTCCGTTCCAGACCAATGATCTGGCTAAGACTGGTGACTCTGAAAAGACCCAGATCCTTGCCGAGCTCACGCTGGAAATGCGGAATGAGAAGGCTCATGGCGGTATCTTTGATATTAAAGCAGCCTAAAGTGTTGTAGAATCGGGGGTGGGCCAGTCCCACTCCCGTTTTTGGAGAACAAGTGTTAAAACTTGGAACTGAAGTAGTCAACGGCGAAGTTAGAACCACCTACGCAGATGGCGATGGAAACCTAGTCGTCAAAGCGCAAACAAATCTCACCCCAATCATCGAGGCCAACAAATCGGCCTATAACTCCACAGACGAGCGAGCACGATGGGGAGAATTAAGTCGAGTGGCAGAAATACCATTCGCAGTTATAGAAGATCTAAACAAGCAAGGCATTATGCGCGGCTTTGTTGTGCTCGACCAAAAACGCATGAAGGCATGGCTGAATAATCCCGATAATCGGTTCTTTCGTACCCGACCGGGGAAAATCTGAGGAGAAAATATGAAAGGCTCTAAAGCCAAGGTCGCTGTGTGTATTCCTACGCGTGGCGAAATGGAAGTAGGTACAGCGTTTGATTTAGCCTTGATGTGTGGTTATGACTCACGATTCAGAAGCAAGGGCCAGCAAAGCCTTTACACGGTGGCCGGAACCCTGATCTTTGATCAGCGCGAGAAGTTGGCGCAGACAGCAATAGACGAAGGTGCAGATTATATCCTTTGGGTGGATGCAGATATGCGGTTCCCAAAGAATACGATTGAGCA